AGGCGATGCAACAGAAAGAACAGTTAATAGTTCTGATTCAAATTTTTATAAAGCTGATCCGACAGTAGATGGTGCAAGTGCTGAATCAACAATTTCAGTTACTTGGTACGATGGCGATGACAGTCAAACTTATAATACAACAGTTGGTGCTTTATCATCTTGGACTTCTAATCATAGATTAAGAGGAGTCAGTTATCTTGCTTTAAAGTTTAAATGGAATCAGGATTGCTTTGCTGGAATACCAAATGTTAAAGCAATCATAAAAGGTCGTAAAGTTTATGATCCTAATCTAGATGGAACTAATAGTGGCGGCACTGGTTCACATAGAGAGGATACAATCGCAACTTGGGCATACTCTGATAATCCTGTTCTTTGTACTTTAGACTATATGCGTAATGCAAGATTTGGAATGGGTATTGCTAATAGTTTTTTTGATGATGATTATGCTGATTGGCAAACAGCCGCAGATGTCTGTGATGTGAATGTGACTCCGTATGGTGCGGCTACTGCCATAGATTTGCTGGATATGAACGCAGTTATGGATACAAAGAAAAAATGTATTGATAATTTAAAAACAATGGTAACAGGATTTAGAGGTTATCTAAATTATGCAAATGGAGAATATAAAGTTTTATCAGAATCAACTGGAACTGCGGCAATCAGTTTAACCGAAGATAATATCATTGGTGGTATTCAAGTATCAAGTTTAGATAGAAATTCAAGATTTAATCGTGTGATCTGTACGTTTGTTAATCCAGATAAAGGGTATCAAGCTGATGAAGTACAATGGCCAGAAATAGATGATAGTGGTTATACGTCAGCAGATCAACACGCTACTATGAAAACCGCTGATGGTGGATTTTTACAAGAGGGAAGATTTGATTTTTCTCCTACAATTACATCATATTATCAGGCGTTAGAGTTAGCGGAAGTAATATGCAGACGATCAAGAAATAATCTGAATGTTGGTTTAAGATGTGATGCGACAGGATTAGATTTGATGGTTGGAGAAATTGTAAATATAACTCACGCAACTCCAGCTTTCTCTGCCAAAACATTTAGAGTTCAAGGTATGCAAGTCAATTCTGATTTGACCACAGAGTTACAGCTTACAGAATATCAAGCGGCATTTTATACTTGGGCAACAAAGACACAAGCGGCAGTAATACCAGATACTACTCTGCCAAATCCTTATTCTGTTATTGTTCCAGCAAGTTTAACATTAACTGATTCTTTAATAGAATATTCAGACGGAATTGTTATTACTCGATTAGAAATTTTAGTTGGTGCAAGTACAGATAAGTTTAGACAATATTATCAAGTTGAAACTAAAAAAACTTCTGAAAGTAATTATAAAGTTTTATCAAAAGGCGTAAGTGCTGTTTTAAATTATCAGCAATTAAACGTAATAGATGGAGAAGAATATTCGGTTCGTGTCAAATGTTTAAATTCTTTGGGTGTGTCTTCTGCCTATGTAACAGCTACAAGGACTGTAATTGGTGCTACCGAAACGCCCTCTGATGTTTTAGCTTTCTCAATCTCAATGGTTGGTTCAAATCAAATGCAGTTATCCTGGCCGAGCGTTTTGGACCTTGACGTTTCACACTACTCGATTAGATACCAGGACGTAACGAGTGGTGCGAGTTGGGCGGCTTCAACAAACTTAACGCAAGTCGTTAGAAGAAAATCAAATAGTGTTACGCTTAATTCCAGAGCGTCAGGTGCTTACTTGATAAAAGCCGTAGATAAATTAAATAATGAATCAGACGAACCCGCAATTATTTACACAAACATTTCAGGACTTGAACATTATACTAATGTTGCAACTTACAATGAAGAAACTGTAAGTGCTATAACAGGACAAAGTTGGGAAGGAACTTTTGATGGAGATTGTGTTAAAGGACAAAATTCAGACGATAATTTTATAGCAACTTTAGATACAATTTTACTTTGGGATTCTGCTGTTGGCGATATTGATGATGCAGAGGGATTAATAGATAGTGGACCAACAGATGATACAGCTAATCCAACTTATTATTCAGCGAATATAGAAAGTTCTGGAGAATATTTGGGTGGCAATACAATAACACTTGATGCAGTTTATGACGCTACATTTCAGGCAACGATTAATATGATTGCAAATGATTTGTGGGATTTGGTAGATTCTGGCAGAGGAGCGTCAGTCTGGGACGATGCTGTAGGGCCTATAGATGGAAGTTCAGGTTCTCAATGCGATGCCTTTCTTCAAGTAGGTGCAAGTGAAAGTTCTTTAGGTGCGATTTCAACTTATACAGATATTTCGCAACAAGCGACTATTAAAGGAAGATATTTTAAATTTAAACTGAAATTAACAAGTGCCAATAATAAATCCAGACCTGAAGTAAGTAAAATGCAAATTAAATTAGTATTAGAAAAAAGATTTGAAAGTGGAGAAGATGTTGATAGCGGAGCGGGTAATAAATCCATAACTTATTCAAATGCGTTTTATGCTAGTCCAGCAGTTGGAATAGCGGCTCAAAATATGGTAACAGGAGATTATTATACTATTACAAGTAAAACCAAAACTGGCTTTACTATAACCTTTTATAATTCGTCTGGGGTGGCCCAAGATCGTAGCTTCGACCACTTGTCAAAAGGGTATGGATTAAAGAGTTAATGGCTAACTTGAAGTGTTATAATAAATATTGTAATAAAGAAATGGAAAATAAAATATGAGTCAAGTTTCAGATTATACATTAAGTAACATTGGATTTTCGGCTTTTAGAACCGAATTAAATTCGATATTAAACGCCAGTAACACGCTCAACGCTGGTTCGTCCGCACCTGGAAGCGTGGCGGCGGGATCGTTATGGTTGGACACAACTAATTCAACAACACCAACATTAAAATTCTATGATGGTTCAGATCAAATTTCACTTTGTACTTTTAACTATTCAGCTAATACAGTTAATTGGTTAGACTCAACTGTTAGTGCTGATCTTGTTGGAGATACTTCTCCACAGTTAGGTGGTAATTTAGACACTAATTCATCAAATATTTTAATAGATGATGCACACTTTATTGCAGATGAAAGTGGTAATGAACAAATTATATTTCAAACAACAGGTTCAGCAGTAAATCAATTCGATGTTACTAATGCGGCATCTGGTTCTGATCCAACAATAACTGCAACAGGAGATGATTCAAATGTTGGTTTAGGAATTGTTGCTAAAGGAACAGGAGTAATACAAATAACAACAACAATGAATCCCACAATATCAAGCACAGGTAAATCTTTGGTAATGGGATTTTAATTAGGAGAAAAATATGGCAAGTGAAGTATTAAAAGTATCACATTCAGTAGTTACAGATAGTGAAGTTGTTTTAATAAATGGTGCAAGTGGACACACTTATACTATTTTATCAGTATCAATGTGTGAAACTGCTGGTAATGCAGAAACAATAGATTTATTCATTCAAGATGACGGGGGAGCAGACGATTATGAAATCCTATCCGATCAAGCTATCGGTGCAAATGAAACTTTTACATTCAATGACAAATTTGTTATTGAGGGTACAGATCATTTAACTGCTAAATGTGCTTCTGCTGCGGCAGTAGATGTAGTAGTTAGTTATTTAGATCAAACATTATAGTAGGAGAATAAAAATTTAATGAGTGGAATAATAGCAGATAATGTAGGTAGAAGTTCTGGATTAATTAAAGCTGCTGGAGGTGGTGGAAAAGTTTTACAATCGGTTAGTGTTCTTTCTGGTGCATTAGTTACTGCCACTAGTAATTCAATTCCAGAAGATGATACTATTCCTCAAATTGATGAAGGAGATGAAGTAATGACTTTAGCCATCACACCTGTAAGTGCAACCAGCAAATTACATATTTTTGCCGATGGCTTTTCTTCGCATACTGGAAGTCCTAGAATGGGAATAGCTTTATTTGTGGATACAACTGCTGGTGCTTTACAGTTCTCAGATAGTCAACATGCTTTTGCAACATCAATGGGTGTGTCGCAACTCAAGCACGTGGTTACTTCTGCAAGTACAAGTGCAAGAACATACAGAATCAGAATGGGTGGTATGGGAACAGGAAATTCAGGCACTATGAGTTTTAATGGTCAAAGTGGTGGTAGAATGTTTGGAACAGTTCCAAAAAGTTCAATTATTATAATGGAGATAGAAGCATAATGATAGATTTAGCAACAGCAATAGTAGCAATTAAAGCAGACGCAAAAGTTAGAATTGATGAAGAAGATATAAATAGAATTACTTGGGGAGATGGTAACCCAACTAATATTACCAACGAACAAATCTTAGCAAAACAAGCTGAACTACAAACTGAATATGATGCTGAACAATGGAAAAGAAATAGACAAAAAGAATATCCAAACCATGAAGATTGTATTCATGCTCTATTAGATGGTGGAGATACTCTTACAGATTTACAAGCACAACGAACAGTTATTAAAGACAAATATCCTAAACCTGACTAAAGGTTTATCTACTAAAAATATTTCTATATAAAATATATGCTATGGAAAAGTTTATTATTTTAATGTGGTTATGTTCTGCAACAACTTCAACTCCTTTGAATTGCCAACAAATCAAAACTGATAGAGTTAAATTTACAGATCAATATAGCTGTGCTGTATATGGTTATACTAATTCTTTAAGAGTAATAAGAGATTTAGGTAAAGAACAAATTAATCAATATAATTTATTTACTAAATTCTTATGTGCTCCTGAACAGTATATTAAAACGAAAGAACTAGATGCCTAAATCAACTTCACATATAGAGATCGCAAAAATTAAAACAGAATTAGGTCATATAAAAAAAGAATTATGTTCAATTAAAGATGAACAAAAGAAATTATCAGCTTACGCAAATATGGGTAAAGGTGGATTGAGAGTTATAATATGGTTAGGTTATATTATAGCTGTTACTGTTGGATATTTTGTAGGCAATAAATTATGAAGATAACTAAAGTTTGTGTTATTCCTGACGCTCACGATGGACCAGATATACCTAAAGATCGGTTTAGGTGGATAGGTAAACATATAAAAAAAACAAAACCAAATCAGGTTATCCAAATAGGAGATTTCTTAACTTTAGATAGTTGTACTTATCATATAGATAACGCCACGATGGAAGCTAGAAAAAATAAAGGAACTTTCATAGAAGATATAAAATCTTTTAATGAAGCACTAGAGGAATTAAACAAAGGAATAGGCAATTACAAAGTTAAGAAACATTGTACGTTGGGCAATCATGAAAATCGGTTATGGAGATGGGAAAATAACAATCCTGAATTTTATAAAATGGGTAAGCGAGAACTTTTTAAAGCATTAAAGAAACATAATTGGACTACGAGCGGATATGGGGTTTTCTATTTTATAGAAGGTGTAGGGTTTACTCACGTTCCTTTCAACATAATGGGTAGGGAATTTGGTGGTGTTAATGTTGAGAGAAATATTGGACAAAATAGTTTGTTTGATATTGTGTTCGGCCATACTCACAAATTTAATGATGTTAGATGTCCTAAAATTGGAGATTCAAATTATATAAGAGTTGTTAATGTAGGTTGTGCTTTACCAATGAATCATGTTGAAAGATATGCTAAACTCTCAACAACTGGTTGGTTTTGGGGTGTGGTTGATTTAACTATTTATAATAGTAAGATTCAGGAAGTGCGAAGTACAACGATGGATACACTAGAACTTACCTATGGGAAGAAATGAAAGTATCAGACAACACAGCGATAAGTATGCCAATGAGAAATTTACTCTCAATTTTGGCTGCAGTTGGAGTAGGTGTTTGGGCTTACTTTGGAGTTATTGAAAGACTTAATAATGTAGAAACACAAAATACATTAATGCAATCTGATCTAACAAAAGCTGTTGAATTTTCTATTAAGTGGCCGAGAGGAGAGTTAGGTTCACTTCCAGCCGATGCCGAACAATTTATGTTGTTAGAGATGGTTTCAGGTCAGGTTGAAAAAATGGAAAAAAGGGTAGATGATATGATGCACAATGCAGTTAATATAAAAAGACTTCAAGAAGATATGAAAGAAGCTAGAGAAAATATAGAATTATTAAAAGATAAGATAAGAGCAAATGGGAGTGAACATTGATAGAAATTGTTGTAGCTTTATTGCTTATATTAAATGGAAATGTTATAGAGCATACATTCAAGGATAATTTGAGTTCGTGTCTTAAATCAAAACGTATAGCTCAAAGAGAAGTTAATCCTGAAAGTGTAGTTTTTAGTTGTAAAATTATTAAAGCTAAAACTGAAATGTATATGGGTGGAAAAAAGATACTTAAAATATTGGAGGAAAAATAGTAATGGACGCTTTAAAGAAAAGAATTAAAAAGCACGAGGGATTTGTTAATACAGTTTATAAAGATTCACTCGGAAAAAGAACAGTAGGATATGGGCATTTATGCGTAGAAGATTTTTGGGAAGATAATAAAAAATACGATAAGGAATACTTAGATACAATCTTTAATGAAGATTTTAAAAACGCTTGTGGCGTAGCGATGAAATTAATTGGAGATATAGTTATTGCTCATGACGCTAAATTAGTAATAATCGAAATGTGTTTTCAGTTAGGATACAGAGTTTCAAAATTTAAGAAAATGTGGGAAGCATTAAAGGTCGGCGATTATTCTAATGCTTCAAAAGAAATGCTAGATAGTCGTTGGCATAAGCAAACGCCACAGAGATGTGAATACCTAGCTAACATTATGAAAGAGAGTTAATATGTGGTTTAAACTTATAAATAATCCATTAACTAAAATGATTGCTAATAAAGCAATAGGTCATTTTAAACACAAAGCTGAAAAAGTTAAAACTATTCGTGAAGCTGAAATTCTTGCTTGTAAAGAAGTTGATGTTGCTAGAATTAAATCACAGGATAAAAGCTGGAAAGATGAAATTTTATTAATATGGCTTATTGGAATGTTGACAACTGGCTGGTTTGAAAGTACCAGAGATAATTTTAGAGAGTGGGTTGCTATCATAAATGACTTGCCTGACTCCGTATGGTATCTCGTAATTATCGTATTTACTGCAACATTTTCAACCAAGATGACGGATAAGGTCTTGAATAGGAATAAGAAAAAATAATCCATGTCAACAAAAGTTGATTACAAAGAAATAATCCAAGAATACAAAGACCAAATTCGTATATTAAAAGACGAGGTTTTTGAATTACAGGATAACTGTAAGGCAAAGGATTCTGCTTTAAAAAGAACTACTCAAAAATACGAAAATACTTTAGAAGATTTAGATAAATCTAACGAAGAAGCTGAAAATGCAAAAGAAGAAATAAAATCATTAAAAGGTAAATCTACTAAAATATTGACCCAATACTAGCCCATAGAGCCACACAGATTGACGAATCAGGTGTTTCCTATACCTGACTACCCATTAAAAAAGACCTAAAAACAGCATAAAATAACGATAAATATAGCTTAAATACAACCAATTATATGCTTGTATTTCTAGTTGTATTTAGTACATTATTCGTATGTTTAAAAATAACAATGGAGAAAAAAATGCAAACTAAAAAAGAAGTTAAAGCTATTAACAACTTTAAGATTCTTATCAAAGAAGTAAATGCTTTTTTTGGTAAAAAAGTTGTAGATAGTAAAACAGGGTGGTCAAATTATGGTGACGAGGTTGAGTTAAAACCAAAAGCTCAAGGTCTACCATATAAATTTCAAGAAAATCAACACTCAGTATGGTTAAGAGCAGACACAAAACCAAGTAATGCTGTTGATAGATTGAAAAATAAATTACAAAAAACTTTTCCTGAAAGTGTTTTAAAAAGAAACATGGGGACAAATGGAGAGTTTGTAATAGAAATAAAATATTAATGAATCGTACTCGTACTTAAACAAAACTCTAAATGTTTCAGCTTTGAATAAGTACGAGTACTAAAACAGAATTTCAAAAGGAGAATCAGTAATGAATTTTCTAAATGTAAAAGAATATGGAGTTAAAAAAACTTGGGATAATCAATGGGAAACTTTTGCTCATACTCCAGACGGAAAATATTTAATGCCTATTACTTGGGCAAGAGAAGTTTATAAGACAAAAAAAGAAGCTAAACGTCAAATTGAAAAATTAGCAAAAAAATGGAATTGGAAACAAAAGGAGAATCAGTAATGAATAGAACTTACACATACGCTGAACTTAAAGATTTAATTAACGAAGAATTAGTTAATTATAATTTTATCATTGAAAGCAATCATATCTTTAATTCTGAATTTAATAAGTACAGAAAATTCTTTAAAGGTTTACTAAAGAAAACTACTAAAACTAAAAATGGTTGGTACAATCCAGACAGACCTGATTCTGAATTATACAGTAGAAAATTTAATTATCACTATCCAACTTTTAATACTTATGAAAATTCTAATGGATTTGGATTATATTTTTCTTTAACTAAAGAGAATGTTGTTGGTTTAGATATGAACCCACTTCAATACGAAATGGGATTAGCCGCATTGATAGCAATAGATTTTCCAAATCTTAAAGCAGATCAAGAAAAACTATTATCTTTAAAACCAAATGTAAGATCAGGTAAAAGACCTAAAGATTTAGAAAAAGATTATGAAGCTGAAAGATTAAAAAAAGCGGCAGAAGAAGATAAAGCCACTTGTGGAATTTGTAATCAATATTGGGAATTAGTTAATATTCAAGATAGAAAAAATATTATTCACGATCACGGATTTACTATTCGTCCAGGTTTTAGATCAGGAGTTTGTTTTGGTGCTAGATATGAATGTTGGGAAAAATCTCCTGAATCTAAAAAAGAATATGTAAGAGTAATATTAAAACCAGATTTAAAAAAAGTAGTTCAAGAAAAACCAACTTTAGAAACAGTTAAAGAAGTAAATTATTTAATAGTTGAAAGAAGCAATAAATTTAAAGCATACTATAAATTAAGTTATGAAGAACAAAGAAAAACTGACGGACCTGAAAAACCTGGATATATATTAAGTGGTCAACAAATTGGTGTTGATTTACCATTAGATAAAGAAATTAATTTAGAATTTTTAACTAAAGTTTGGTCTGATTGGAAAACTCATTTAGAAAATGAAATAGCAAGATTTGAAACAGCTATTAAGGATTGGAAGCTACAACCAACACCAAGAGAAAGATTAACAGAATTTCAAGCAGATAATAAGATTCAGGTATATGCTGGAAAGAGTCCAAACAATAATCCTGAATTAAAAACCAAAGGAGAAAACGATGAGTAAAAAAGCAATGTTACCAGGAACGTGTGTAGCAAGAATAAGAAGATATTTAAGTGGGCCAAATTGCTACTCACAAGTTGAGGGAAAAATGACTGTTGATTATATCAATAATGAGCCAGTTGCTTTTTCTTTATGCCCATCACTACCAATACCAAAAGGTTTTGAAGATTATTATGTATCTGAAAGGATAGATAATTTTCCTTTTAAACTTTTTTCTGTTTTTTCAAAAGCATTAACAGATTATAAAAGAAATGTAGGGTTAATGCCTAGAAAATCTTTTTTGAAAAATTTAGCAATAGCTAGATGTATTGATTCAGAAAGAGTGAGAGGTTAATAATGATTATACCAGAAACAAACATAGTGAACGATAAACCAATAGATAGAATCTATGGCAATCTTAATGGTACTAAAGAATTGGTACAAAAAGATGGTTCTGTTTATCAAGGACGCATAATGGACGTTCAAACTGACGGAAGAAAATGGAGTTTAGCTGAAGATGGTCGTTGGTTTGATAATTCTGGTATGCCTACTGATTGTCCTAAAACTGCTAATACAAGTATGCTTTTAAAAGTATTGAAAGCTAATATTAAAAAAGCAGATAAGGACAATCAATTCGAGGAATATAAAAAGAAGTTTCTCGGAAAGGTTGGTAAATAAAATATGAAAGAATTCTCGTCTATGCTAATAGACAGAATAGGATTAGCGTGGGTTTTTAAACAAAGTGGTGCTAGAGTACACGCTCGATCTTTCTCCAAATGCTCTAGCACCTTGAAAGGAAAGTAAGATGAATAAACTGTTAATTATTTTATTAGCTTTTTTCTTAGTAGGTTGTGCCGCCTATCAACCTATTGCTGATTTAAAAGCTAGTAAAAATGCAAGTAATTATCAAGAGGATAAACACCATTGTAAATCTCTTATTAAAGAAGAATTTAATGCTTTTTATGCCGCTTGGTATGACAGAGAGTTAATATCGCGATGTCTAAATGGTCGTGGTCATAATGTTTTAAACACTTATACAATAGGTAATTAATATGGACGAAGTTAGTGCAGAAGAAAAATTGCGAGATGGTCTTTTACAAGAACAAATATCGCAATCAAGAATCAAACTCATTGAATTACTACAAGACAATAAAGAAAGTGGTAAGTCTTGGGTTGCGATTCCTAAAGGTAGTAACAATAGATATTTAAAAG